CCTCCGCACCAACTTTGAAGATAAACAAGTTGTAATTCCTGCCGAACACGATATCCGAGAAGATTTGCACTCAATTCAAAAAATCACTACCAAAGCCGGCAATATTCGTTTTGATGCAGAGACCTCCGAAGTAAACGGTCACGCCGACAGATTTTGGGCATTAGCATTGGCTTTAATTGCCTGTGGCACACCTTACACACCTATTGATATTACAACTCGAAAAAGATATGAAACCTTAAAACTCATAGAATCGTTTTAGAGGCTCTTAAAAATATCAACATGGTAACTTTATATTCCCCCGACCATAAAAATTTAATTACGAGTCTGTTGAACACTTTTTGAACAACATAAAAACCAAACTTGAATACAAAAATTTAAGAGGAGATAAAAAATGACAAAAAAAATTACTTTACCATCAGGGAAAATTGCAACATTGAAAAAAGGAAGAGGATTTGACCTCCTGCAAGCACAACAAAAAGCAAAGACATCTGAAGAGATTCCTTATGCCTTAATTGCGGAACTTGCTGAAATAGACGGTCAGAAGTTGGTTTACGAAGATATTTTAGAGCTTGACTTGGAAGATGTAATTGCTCTTCAGGCAGAAATATCGGGAAAGTTTACGGAGGCGAAAGCCACAGAGATAAAGGAAGAAACTCAAAAACCTCTCGAACAAGAAATTGCATAGAGGTATTGCCTGATTCTCAATCGATAATTCATCTGTGCAAAATCACAGGTTGGCAGTATTCCGAGATAGGAAAAATTAAGTACACGAATAATCAAAATACGGAGTTAGAGGAACAATGCTCGACACTATGATGAAAGTATCATTAACTCTTGTAGCCATCGACAAAATGTCGAGGGTTATTCGTGATGCGGTTTTAAAGTCTGAAACAGAGTTTGATAAACTTCAAAGGAAAATAAACCAAACCTCTGAACGTTTAGATAAACTCGGTCAAAATATGACAAAGATTGGTGCAGGTTTAACTGCGGTTGGAACTGGTCTTGCATATAAACTCGGAATAACGGAAGCGATCCCGGAAGCCATTGCGTTGGAACATCAATTAAGAGAATTGGGGAATGTCGGTCAATTGACAGGCGAACAATTAAAAGAAATGGATGAGCGACTTGGCTCAATTTCAAGATTTACAAACCAAAGTCGTGGTGAAATTGCTGAAGGTTTGAATGTTTTAGTTGCATCAGGTATTGATCCGACAGCGGCACTTGATTATATGAATGTAATCGGTCGAACCGCAACGGCGGCACAAGCAGAAATAGTTGATATTTCTAAAACTGCATTCTCCGTTACTGATAACTTAAAAGTTAATGTAAATGACCTCGCTAAAACAATGGATATTTTGGCACAAGCAGGAAAAGAGGGAAGATTTGAATTAAAGGATATGTCTGCCGCATTCCCAAGTTTGACCGCAGGTGCGAGTATGCTCGGTATGAGAGGTGTACCGGCTGTTGCTGAATTAGGTGCGGCACTTCAAGTCGCAATGAAAGGTGCAGGTTCTGCTCCCGAAGCGGCAACAAACTTTGAAAGTTTCTTGCAAGCCATCACATCCCCAATGGCGGTTAATAGATTTAAGGAATTGTATGGTGTAAATCTTCCGGCATTTCTTAATCAGGTTATTGCCGAGAATAAAGATCCGATTGAAGAGATGGTCGTTTTAATCAACCAATTAACAGGCGGAGATGTATTTAAGGTTTCAGAAATATTCAGAAATAAAACTGACTTGAACTTCCTTAAACCTATGATGCAGAACCTCGATGAATATCGAAGAATTAAAGCATCGGCTCTTGGTGCAGATGGCATTATGGATGAGGACTTTAACCACATGTTGGAAACAACATCGGAGCAATTCAAACTCTTAAAAATCAATATGAAAGAGTTAGTGTTCCCTCATTTGCACAAACCTATTGAAAAAATAAACGAACTACTGACAAAGATAAATAAACATCCAATCCTACAAAAAGGAATCTTCTCTGCGATTATCGGAACTATTGGACTCGGATTAGTTCTCACAACATTAGGAACAGCCACGATGCTTGTCGGAAAACTTGTCAAAGGATATGGCACGTTTTTAGGATACGCAAGAGATTTAACCCCTGTTTTGGTTCAGAATTCAATAAAATTACTTGAATTTTTAGGATTGAACACGACTGCTCACAACCTTACTTTTGGCAGAAAAATTATGCAAGCCGGAAATCCTCTTGGCTTGGATATGAAAAACTTTTCATTTGGAAACGGTTTAATGGCAGACATTCGCAGAATAGATAATAATTTGCGTGAAGGTATAATTAAAGGCTTTAAGGAACTGCCTGCAAATATATCAAAGTCAGGTGTTGCTCTTAAGGATTGGACTGTTACTTCAATCAGGGCAATTCCTGCTAATTTTACAAGAGGTTTAATTGCGTTCAAAAACGGTTTTCTTGGCATACCGGGAATGATTAGTAAGGCGATTATGGCATTCAGAGCATTTTCGGTCACTCTTTTAACTTCCCCGATCGGTTGGATTGCTCTTGCAATTGGTGCAGTCGTATTTGTAATTTATAAGTTTTGGAAACCGATTACGGGATTTTTCAGAGGTTTATGGAACGGATTAAAAGAGGGACTACAACCTTTAATGCCTTTATTTAAGAGATTAGCAGTTGCTCTTGAGCCTGTCCTTAAACCTATAAAAGCAATAATTGACTGGTTTAAGAAACTCATCAAGCCTGTCGAGGACACAGGCGGTAAAGCAGAATCAATGGGACTTAAGTTCGGAAAAGCAATCGCAAGTGTCATTGTAAAACTTGTCGAACTCGTAACCAAAGCGGCAGAGTTTGGCAGAAAAATTGGCGATATGCTCGCAGGAGGTATAATTTCAAAATTTGCAAAAGTCAAAGAAGCAATAGGGAAAATGGCTCAAATAATTAGAGACCACCTCCCACATTCTCCGGCAAAGACTGGTGCTTTAAAAGACTTAAACAAAGTAAAAATTATTGAAACTATCGTTTCAACTATGAAACCTCAACCTCTCGTAAACGCTATGAATAAGAATTTAGGACTTATGATTGGCGGTATTAAAGGAAATATTGGAAGAGTCGGAATCGGAGGCGGTTCATCTTTTGTTGTTAATTATTCCCCGACAATATCAATGCCGTCAGGAACAACAAAGGATGAATTCTCACAACTTCTAAAAAGGCACAAAGACGAAGTTGTTGCGTTATTAAAGAGAGAATTTGAACGGAAAGAGAGGTTGGCTTACTGATGTTCGCTCAATTAGGTGATATTCAATTCGATTTAATAACTTACTTTGACGGAATAAATTCAACCGTAACTTACAATTACGCAGAACACGAGCGAATAAACAACAAAACCCTTTTACAGTTTATGGGCGAGAACCTGCAAGAGTTCACAATAAAACTGAATTTACATTCAAACTTCTGTGTGCCGGAAGATGAAATTCTAAAAATTAGAACGGAAGCACAACTCGGAAAACCGCTCAAATTCATAAAAGGGAATGGCGAATATGTCGGAGCATTCGTTATCTCCCAAATACAAAAAACAACAGAACAAACAAGTCCTGAAGGTGATTTGATAGCGATTCAGGTTGAACTTCAACTAAAAGAATACGCAGGAAAAATACCCGAAGACGAGGAAGAAGAAAAAGGACTTAAAAAGAAAGAATGAGCGAATATTACTCATACATCACAAAAGACAAAGACCGATGGGATTTAATTGCGTATAAATTTTACAAAAATCCGACAAAGTACGAGCCAATTATAAAAGCTAATCCAGATGTGCCTATCACTCCAATTTTAGATTCAGGAATACATTTAAGAATTCCCGTCTTGGATGAATCCGAAACAATTAAGTTTACCCTACCCCCATGGAGAAAATGATGTTAACCCCGATTTTTAAATTAGAATATAATCAAAAAAATATTACACAGGATGTATCCGATTATGTCCTGAATATTGAGTATTCTGATTTTGAACATGGACAAAGTGATGAAATAACAATCACTTTTGAAAATTCTGAAGGTTTATGGAACGGAGCTTGGATTCCGTCTAAAGGTGATGCACTTCGTCTGTTCATTGGTTATGCAGGGGAAAAATTATTAAACTGCGGAATATTTGAGATTGATGAAATAGAACTTAATTCCCCTCCTGATATTATTATCGTTAAAGCTCTTGCCACAGGAATTAAAAAATCATTCCGTCAAGAAAACTCCATCGGTTACGAAAATAAAACCCTGCAACAGATTGCAAACGAAGTCGCAAAAAGGCACAACCTGACACTTGTCGGAAATATTGAAAATATAAAAGTTGAAAGGATAACCCAAAACCACGAGAGGGATTTAACATTCCTGAAACGTGTCGCTGAAGAGTACGGCTATATTTTCAAAATTGCAGAGGGCAACCTCGTATTTTATAAAACAGAAAAACTTATAAACGCTGATTCTGCCAAGATTTTATATAAGTCAGATTTATCAACTATCAGCTTAAGAGAAAAAACGAGCCACAATTATAAATCTGTATCAGTAACATACAAAAATCCAAAGACAGGCAAAGTTGTCTCGGCTACTGCCAAGAATGACAAATGTGTCAAAGGTGACACTTTGAAACTTGACTGTCGATGTGAAAATAAACAACAGGCTTTGATAAAAGCAAAGGCGGCACTTTCAAATGGTAATCATACCATTGAAGGCTCTTTATCCATGCCGGGAAATCCGTATTTAATCGCAGGACTTAATGTCGAAATAAAAGATGTCGGATATTTTTCAGGAAAATACCACATCACAGAGGCTCACCACACCATTGATAAACAGATGGGATATGCAACAAATGTGGAGGTGAAGTCGTGTTAAGGTTTGGAACTGTAACTTCAATAAATCCGAAAACAGCACGTGCAAGAGTCCAATTTGCCGAAGACAAAATGACTTCATATTGGCTCGCAGTCCTGCAAAATAAAACATTCAAAGATAAGTTTTATTCAATGCCGGCGGTGGGAGAGCAAGTTGCTTGCTTGATGGATGAGAACTCTGAAGACGGAGTAATTCTCGGAGCAATTTACACCGTAGATGATGTTCCGATTATTGAAACCGAAAAACAAGTTTCCGCAAACTTTGAAGACGGAACTTTTGCGAATGTAGATAAAGAAACTCAAACGCTCACACTCTCATTTCCGAATATACATTTAATCGGAAATATTACCCACGAGGGAACTTTATCCAACTCTGCCGGCATTACTTCGAGTGCTGACATAACAGATAAAAAGTCTTCTATGCAAGCAATGAGAAATATTTACAACGCACACAAACACACAGGAAATCAGGGAAGTCCGACTTCCGCACCTGATAAAGGAATGTAATGACTAAATTAAACGAAATTAAATATGTAGATTGGCAATTCAAACTCAACGGCATCGGCGATGTCGCAGAAGGTGTTGAGGATATAAACCAATGCATTGCTTTAATCTTGAATACTCCAAAAGGTTCTGATCCGCATAGACCGACTTTTGGATCAAACATTCTTAAATATATTGATTACCCCGTTAATATCGCAAAGGCAAATATTATAAGAGAAACCATTGATGCAATTTCAATGTGGGAAACAAGAGTTCATGTAAACTCTGTCCTGTTTGATGTTGAAGGCTCAAATATAAAAATAAAAGTACAATGGACTCTTAACGGCTCATCTACTAAAGGAACAGCGGAGGTGACATTATGACAACAAGACTCCCTGAACCTAATTTTATCGAACGTGATGCCGATAAAATAACTCAAGAATGGATTAGTCTTTATGAGGAAAAGACAGGCAAAACTTTACAGCCTGCACAGATTGAAAGACTTTTAATTGATGTCGGTGCATACCGAGAAAATCTGCTCCGAATAAAAATACAAGAGATCGCAAAGTCTAATCTTTTGACCTACGCACCAATGGAAGTGTTGGAGCATTTGGCAGAACTTGTCGGGGTTCATAAATTAGAAGGGAAATATGCTAAAACTACAATAAAATTCTCTTTGAACGAAACTTTGAACTTTGATATTCCGATTCCAAAAGGTACTGAAATTGAAACTGAAGATGGGAAATATACCTTTGCAACAGATGACGATACAAACATTCTTGCCGGCACGTTATCAGCAACAATTGGTGTAACTTGTGAAGAGACAGGCGAGGGTGCAAACGGTTATGCTATCGGAAAAGTAAATAATCTTCTGACACCTTTATCCTATGATGTTGATATTGTTGAAAGCACAACTATAACAGACGGCGGTGCTGATGAAGAATCAGAGGATAGCTTAAGAGAAAGAATAAGGCTCGCTCCTGAAAGTTTCTCTAATGCAGGAAGCAAAGGTGCTTATAGATTCCATACATTATCCGCTCATCAATCGGTAACGGATGTTGAAGTTTTATCTACATCAGCAGGAGTTGTCGATATTTATCCTCTGACAGCGACAGGAAACCCGACACCTGAAATGATCCAAATAATAACTGATTATTTGTCAGCAGATAGAGTCAGACCGCTTACTGATAGAGTCGTGGTTCACGCTCCTGAAAAGATAGATTTCACAATAGTAGCGAATTTAACTTTATATTTGGATGCTGATGCTGATGCCGTTCAAAAGTTGGTTAATGAGCGGTTAAAAGAATATAAAGAAGAGATGTCCTCGAAGTTAGGAAAAGACATCGTTCCTACTCAAATAATCGCCATTTTAAATTCGATTTATGGTGTTTATAAAGTTGAATTATTATCTCCGGCATATCAGGTATTGTCTAATAACCAATGGGCAAATCTTCAAAGTTTTAATATCACGATTGGAGGCAGAGCGAATGAATAATAATCTGTCCCCTATAAATGATTTATCTTCAAGAACATTTGACGAATTATTCGCACGTTTTCAGGAATTGGATCTTGAATGTTTGTTGGTTTATTTATTCGACAAAGTCAATGAATCCGCTTTAATTCATCTTGCCGAGCAATTCCACATTACAGGGAACGAGGGTTGGGCAGGATGCACAACGGAAGCCGAAAAGAGAGATTTGATAAAGAACTCTTTGAACCTGCACAGATATCGTGGAACTAAATATTCTCTTGTGCGTGTTCTTGAAATTTTAGGGCTTAACGGCAAAGTGTCCGAGTGGTTTGAGTATGGAGGACATCCATATTATTTCAGAATTTCAATTGATATGAACGACAAAGGATTTGATGAGTTTACAGAGCAACAATTACTCGACCTTATAACCGCAAATAAAAATGTCCGTTCGCATCTTGAAAGCCTGATTATTCATTTAATCAGCACAACGACTCAAATGTATGCAAGTTATACAACAACGAGCGAGGAAGTTACGGTATGACAAAGGAATTTTACTCAATAATTACAGATATCGGATTGCAAAAAATCAACGAGGCTCTTAATGACGGCACAAAGTTGGATTTAAAATACATTGCCGTTGGTGATTCAAACGGAGCTTATTATGAACCCGATCCGGCACAAACAAAATTAAAAAATGAACGATTCAGAACAGAGATTACTGAATTAACTCAATTAACCGCAAAGGCTTTAGTTCCTGCATCTGTGGGTGGTTTTTATATGAGGGAATTTGGGATATTTGATTCCGAAAATAATCTGTTGTTGGTTGGCAAGCAACCTGAAACATATAAACCGTTGGAAACACAGGGAAGTTTTAAGGAATTATGGTTAAAGGTTGTAATTATTGCGATTAATCCTGATGTAATTCAGATAAATGTTGATCCAACCATCCAAATGGCATCACAAAGTTGGGTTTATAATCTGTTTAATGGGCATACCCACCCCGATTTAATGCCTATTTGGTTATATGACACAAACGGAAACGGCTTTGTAGACACTTGCGAATATGTTGACGGCGGAACATTTACTGATGGTGAAAATATGAATATTCCTCAACCGCCAACAGTTCCTCAATTAATAATGAGTACAACAATTTACGATAAGAACGGAAACGGCATAGTTGATGATGCTGAAAATATCGATGCCGGAGGATTTTAGCGAATTGTCGGCAGAGGGTGCAAGCGTAAGCGATACCCGTTTATCGCCGACAATTCAAGACAAAGAAAGGAAATAAAATGGGATACTTACAAATCAAACGTGGTTTATCAGAAAATTTGCCTGTGGAAGCAAAACCGGGCGAACTTTTATTCACCACCGACACAAAGAAGTTTTATGTCGGAAACGGTGAAGGTAATGCATTGACAGAATTTGCAAATGCGGCACAACTTGCAAACTTCTTATTACAAAAAGCAGAGAAAAC